GCGGAATTTTCCGTCGTCGAGCTGCACGCGGTAGAAGCTGGGCGCGCCGTAGGCATCGAAGCCGATGCCGTCCTCGGTGTCGTTGCGGTCGCAGTCATTGATACGGTGCGATTCGATGAGTTGGAGACGCGGCGAGCCATCGGCCCTGCGCGCCTTGTGGATGAAGTATTCGCCATCCACGTCCATGCCGCGGCACACGAGCGCCTGGCATTCCGAAAAACCGAAACGGTTGGTGACTTCACACCGCGCCGCCCACCGCGCGAAGTATTCCTCCGCTGCCTTGTTCCAGTCCGCACTCGGCGAAAGCGCCTGCGGCTTGATGCCGTCGCCCGTGGCATAGATCGCCATGTTCCCGACCAGCTCGCGCACGAACCCGGAGTTCTTGACGAGGTAGCGCGAACGCCGCACCAACTCGCGCCGTGTGCCAGGCAGGAGATCGAGCTTCGCATCGCGCGGGGCCGCGCCCGGCACGCGCCCGCGCCGCGGCGAAGGATTTGCCGCTTCGTAGGGGCTGAACCACGCCTTCGGCAGAATCCGGGTGATGATCGAGCGCAGCGGATTCATTTTGGCAGGAAGCCAAAGACCACGCTCGTGGCGACGCGAGAGGGCCGCCCGTAGACTCCCGGCGCGAGCTTGCGCAGAGCCGCCTGGCACGCGGCGATGATCGCGTGGATTTCATCGACTCGGCGCTTCGTAACGCTGCTGCCGGATTCCGACCACGCCGCGAGCGTGCGCTTCAGCTCCGCCTTCTGAGCGGCGAGGATTTCCTCCACCTCCTCGCGGGTGAAGCCCACGCTGTAATCGGGAGCAGCCATGCAGCGTTATGCGAAGGCGGACTGACCGCGGTCACGGCGGGCACGCAACTCGGCGAGCATGTCGCGTTCGCTCATGTCCCGCGCCCACGCGGGCCGAAGCTGGAAGTGGGGCTCGTCCTGGATTGTCTTCCAGTTGCCGCCCCATTCGAGGCCGAGCTTCATGCCGATCGCACCGACAGCTTTGTAGGTGGGCGATTCGTCAAGGTAACATCCGCCCTCGAACACCCCGATGTCGAAGGCGATGCCGAAATTGTGATTGGAGTAACCTCCGCGCGCGTTGGTCACGATGCGGCCGGACTTGCTCCGGCCCTGCTCGTAGAGGGCGTTCTGCTCATCGTAGCTGCGCGTGCCGGAGATGACCTTGATGGCGATGCCGAGGGCAGCGGCGCTCTCGATGAGCGCACGCGCGATCGGCTGAGCCTGCGGCAGCAACGTGGCGATGTTCCGCTCGCTGCGTTCATCGGCGAGCGTTGTCGTGCCGGACGAAACTGGAGGCTCGCCGACGATGGAGCGATAGATGGCGTTCCATGTTTGCGGCCCGGGGTTGCCATCGACGGTCGCGCCGACTTTGGCCTGAACTGCGCGGATGGTGGCATCGAGCGTCATTTCGCGTAGCCCTCCTTTTTCGGCAGCGTGAACTCGACGGCGCCTCTGCCGTGTTTTGGATTTTGATACTCGACGCGCACCAGCGAGCCGCAGCCGCCGAGCATGAGCGCGAGCAGCACGACGGCGAGGAAGCCGAGGATGAGTTTGAGCGGATAAAGGAAGGTGTCCTGCTTCATGCCGGCTCCGCCGCGTCAACCGCCGCGTCTTCATTCGGGGCTTCGGCGCTGATAACAGCTTCACGCCCGATGAGCTTGAGCATCGTCGCCGCCGCGGCCTGCATCGCCTCGCAGTCGAGATAGTGATTTGGCCGTTTGCCGATCTGCTTCCAGAGCCACTTGCCGCCGTCCTTCACGCGCTGCTCGCTTTCCATCTGCGCGAGATACTCGTCGTCGATGTCGTCGGGCACTTCCCACGTCGCGCCGCGCTCCGGGTCTTGATTCCGGCGCAGACGCGCGAGCGTATCTTTGATGTTCAGATTGCTCCAATAGTGGACGAAGCAATGCCGGGTGTGGCCGAGCACCACCTTGCGCCGAGGCGAGTAGAACCGCTGGATGCTTTTGCCGCTCTTTGTGCGGTGGACGAACGTCGCGCGTCGGTCGCCCATCAGTGCGACCCAGCCGCGCTCGGCGCATTCGCGATACACGTCATAGGTGGCGTGGCCGGCGTCGAGGAAGACCAGGCTCGGGTGGATGCCGAAGCGCGCCTGCATCGCCTCCACGTCCTCGAACGTGAGAAGCCGCTCGTTCCAAACGAGTCGCGAGGATCCGTTCGCACTCCACGAGCGCACGACCGCGAAAAGATGATCCATCTGGCAGTCCACCGTGATGATGCGCAACGGCGCGGAGATGTCGCCCGGCTCGAATGGCGCGGCGACGAGCTGGCCGCGCGCATTCACGCCGGCCTCATCTTCCCACAGCTCGCCCTTGTGGTAGCCGCTGCGCGTAATCTCCAGCTTGTAGTCCTCGGCGTATTCACGCCACGGCAGCGCGAGCCGCTTTTGGTAGAACTGCTTGAGCGCGCTGATGTCGCCACGCCGGGCGATTGCCTTTGCCCTCAGATACAACTCCGCGAGCGCGCCCCAACTCATCGTGCAGAGCGCGTTCCAGTGGAAGCCGACGCTCTCTTTCGCGGCGCGCGGATTCTGCACGACGAAGCGCCCGGTCGCGTTCAGTTCACGCCGCGTGCGGTCGCTGTCGTCGAAGTAGTGATTGCAGGACATGCATCGCATTGCCGCCGTGCGCCGGACCTCGGCGTAGTCCCACTCGCCGCTTTCATCGCGCGCAGACTTGGACCACTCGATTTGCTCCCACGACCACGGCTGTCGCGTGCCGCACTTGGGGCACTGGAACATCCACTCCCTCATGTCGGTCGTCTCGAATTTGCGGTGCGTGTCGTCGTTCTCCTCGCCGCCTTGGCTCATGAACACGCACTTGCCCAGCCAGCCAAATGCGGTGACGCGCGCCTCGGCCTCGGCCATGTGCCCAACGGGCCAGCGCCACGTCTCATCGCCAATGAGCCAGCGGATCGAACGCCGCTGGAGGTTCGTCTTGTTGTGCGCGCCGAGCACCCACAGCGTCATGCCGTTTCGGAAATGAATCGTGGTGTTCCGCTTCTTGTGGCGGTCGCTGGGAAAGAGCGCCTTCACCGGCGCGCAATCCTCGAAGAGCTTGTGCAGCCGCGACTCGGCTTGGTCCTTGGCGTCGTCGTCGGTCTGATCGAGCCACAGCGTCGGGCCGGAGAGGTTGGCGATGATGTGGCAGAGGCCCAGTTCGCCCACGCTCGTTTTGCCCGACTGAATCGCCGCGATGATGAACACCAGGCGGACACGCGGGTCGATCAGGGCTTCGAGTGGCTCGCGGATCTGCGGCGAGTTGTCGGAACGAAAGCGACCGGGAATCGGCGAATACGCAATCGAGCTGACGTGTGCCTCGGCCCACGCCCACGGTGGGCGTCGATCGGGCGGGCGCCACGCCTCGCGCCAAACGCTGACGAGCTTCTCGTTCATCCTGCGTGCAGCACCGAAAGCACCTCGTCGATGGCTTTGCGGCACTCCTCCTGGATGCCGGTGGCGTCGAGGCCGGAGAGGATCGGCGGCAGCTCGTTCTCGAACTTCCGGCGCAGCAACGCGGTCGCCTGGCCGACTAGATTCGTCCACGTCACCCGCACTTCCTCGACCGTGATGAATTCGCCGCGTTTGACCGCCAGCCGCAATTCGCGCTCCTCGACCTCGGCGAGAAGCTTTCGTGCCTTGAGCGCCTGCTGCACATCGGGCGCGGGATCGCCGCCTTTTAATCCGCGCTGACGCATGAACTCGCGCCACTGCCCGACCTCATGCAGCCCGCTCGCCGCGGGCTTCGGTGCGCCCTCAATCTTTTTCCACGCATGAACCGCCTGCCGGCTCACATTCAGCGCCGAAGCCAGCTCGACGTAGTTCCGCGCGAAGGCAGGCCCTTCCGCGCCCGCGCCCACGGCCATCGACTGCAACATCGCCCGCTCGGCACGGCTGATTTTGCCACCCGCCTGCACTCGTTTGACGAGATTGGCGAAGTCGCGGTTCAGGAGCTTCTTGGCGATGTCCGGTGGAATGGCATCCATGCCCCCACGCCCGCGTCAAAGGCCCCGTCTTCGTTGCGCAACGAAGCTGCGCGCTATTTCCGCTTTCGCTGCCGCTGCGGCTTCACCTTGGCGTTTGCCTTCTTGCCCTGGATGAGAGGGAGAATCGCCTTCAGTCCAAAGCCCTGTGGCATAGCGCGCTCCTGCTCCCAGTTTTCCAAGGAGCGCCGCGATACCCCCAGCCGGTCCGCCGCATCCTGTTGCGTGTAGTCGTTCTGCTCACGCCAGGCGACGAGCGTCTTCGCGAACTCTTTGTGCTTCATCCCTGGAGTTCGTAAAGGTTGCCCCAGAGCTTTGAGTAAGCTGCCGACTTGTCCGCCTGATCGGGCTTCGCGTGGATGCGCGATTTGAAGTTGGAGTAATCAATCGCGGTCGCGAGCTTCGCCATCACTTCGCCCACCTCCGCCTGCCCGCAGACGATGCGGTAACGGTAGTCGCCGCTCTTGGTTTCGATGATGGTCCACTCCGCACCGCAGAGCTTGAGGAGATTCTCCATGTCCTGACGCAACCGCCCGCGAACATGAAATTCGCCCGGTTTCTTTTGAACGATGGAGAAAAAGCCGTGCTGCGTGCAGAGCCACATATCCGGCAGACTACGCACCATGCGGAGTAGCCCGCAAGTTTGACAGCGCCGGACGAATGTGAAGATCCACTGCGCCCACAATGCTCTCGTCGATCCGGCGACGCTCAATCCGAACCCGGTCAATCCGAACCGGCACAGCGCGCATCAGATTCAGCTTCTCGCCTCCATCATTCAGGAACAGGGCTGGCGCGGGCCGATCACGGTAAGCAAGCGCAGTGGGTTGATCGTTCGCGGTCATGGGCGTCTCGAGGCCGCATTGCTCATGGGTGCCGAGAAAGTGCCGGTGGATTATCAGGACTACGCGAGCGAGGCCGAGGAACTCGCCGATCTGCTCGCCGACAATCGCCTCTCGGAACTCGCGGAGCTGGATGAGGACGATCTCAAGCGCGTCATCGAAAGCATCCGTGAGAGCGACCCCTCGTTCGACGTGGAACTAACCGGCTTCATGGAAGACGAGATTGCGCGCCTCTACGACGAGAAGCCGGAGGACGACGTGGAGACGGTGCCGCGCATGGAGATTCAGGCGTTCGAGCACCACGACTACTTGGTCTTCATGTTTCACGATCTTCGCGACTGGATGCTGGCGCTCCAGCTTCTCGGCGTCCGCGAAGTGGATTTCTCGATCACCCGCAAAACCAAAAAGATCGGCCTCGGCCGTGTGCTCCATGGAAAACGAATCCTCGACCTCGCCCGCCGCGCTGCCGCCGGCGGAAATCAACCTGCTCTCCCCGAAGGACTGGCCGGAGCTGGCCCCGCTGAGCCTGCGCCTGGTGATCATGTCGCGGAGCCGCCCGCGGGCGATCACCAGCCACCGGCTCTTCCCGAGCGCGACGCTCGTGGTTCCCGAAAGCGAGCTGGCTGACTACGCCCCTCTCGCGCTGGAGACAGTCACGATTCCCGATGAGGTCTGCGGCGTCAGTGCCGTGCGGAACTGGATCATCAAGAACTTCACCGACGATGCCATCGTGATGCTCGACGACGACATCACCGCCTGCGTCTGCATGGTGTCGCTGCGCTGCCGCAAGCTCTCGGCTGATGAGACGCTCGCGATGCTCGAAAACTCCGCCTACTGCGCGCGCGGCGCCGAGGCTCGATTGTTTGGCTGGCATCAGCGCAGCGATCCGCGCCTGCTTCAGCGCAACGATCCGTTTGGCGTCCACCATTGGGTCGGCGGCGCCGTGGGCGTCGTGCGTGATGTGAATGGCGGCGTGCCGAAATGGGACGAACTGCTCAAGTGCAAGTGCGACATCGACGCGACGCTCGAAGAACTGATGGTCAATCGCCTGGTCTGGAATGAGGCCCGGTTCTGTTTCGTGCAGGAGCGGGATAAGAACCTCGGCGGCAATTCGCTGTTCCGCTCCGCCGAGCGCATCGCCGCCGAGAAGCGCTACCTCAAGCGGAAGTGGAAAGCCCACATCCGGTTCGAGAGCTATCAAAGTCAGGACAAGACCGCGATTGATGTGCCCCGACGCCAATCCTTCAGCCTCAATGCGTAAAATGGAGACACTCAGCGATGGACTCAGCGAGGGTCGAACGACGAGGAGGAAGCCATGTCTTCATCACCCACGCGCGACCGCTCGCGGCACCCCTCAACACCCTCCTTTCTTTTTGGCCCAACGTGCTCGGCGAACGAAAATCAGGACATGCGATTTCTAACTAAACGAGGCTATGAGTTTGGCGAGGTTTCCTCGGCGATGCAGAAGGCCATCCGCCGCGGAGACACTCGCCTTGCGGGCTATTGGGCGCTGGAACTCTGGGCCAGCGGTTACGGCAACTATGTCTGGAAGCGGCTGCTCACCGTTAGCGCCGAAGATTGCTGGGGGATTCTGACTCAGGAAGTGAAGGCGCTCCACGATGGCTACGCCCTCGTGAACGCCAACGTGCCGGCAAAGCAGGCCAAGGGCCGCATCTTCATCAGCAAGGCCGTCATTCTACTGTGCGCGGCGAAGAAGAACCGCGACGCGGACCATCTGCAAAACTTCGTCTATGACAAATGCGCGGGCCTTGATGCCGACAAGCTCGCCGCCGATTTGGAGAAAGCCGGGCGTGAGAAAATCCCCGACTACGCCTTCGACTGCCACACGCAGAAAGGCCGCAAGATGGGCAAGTCCAAGGCTGAGTTTTTCCGCGATGAGCAGGCGGCACTGGAGCCATTTCAGCCGGGGTTGTTCGACGATCTGATCGAGGACTAACCAACGTCTCGGCTATGCTCAGAGCCGCGTGAGCAATTCGCGTTCGATCAGCGCGTGCGCTTCGCTGGCATCGTAAGCGACACCGGGCCGCAGCAATGAAGGCACGTCGCTGAGAAACGTCGCATCGCTCATCTTCGCGGCGAGGTTTTGCCGCAACTGCCCTGCGGAAACCGAGTGGCCTTCCGCCGCGAGATAGGCGTGGAAAGCCTCGGCGATCCGCACTGCGTTCGCACCGCCTTGCGTGAGGCCGAGCCACAAGTCGAAAAGGTCTCGGCCTTTGCGCCGCTGGTAGAGGGCGCGCAGTTTTGTGCCGAGCAGTTCGTCGAGCGCGTAGGTGGGAATGTCGCTCGCACCCGTGAACCACCGCGTCTCGACCGCGAACGCGCGCCGCTCCACGCCGAAAACTTGAAAATGTTCGCGTGTGTTGATCTCGATTTTCAGCCGCAATGGCGTCTCTGGCGGCAACTCGGACTGCACGCGGTAGGTCAGCGTCGTGCCGCGTGCGGAGTGTTGGTGCCGTGGCTCGCCAAGCCACGGGTCGAGTTTCGCGCGGATGATGTCGAGCACAGGGCCGATGGGTTCCGGCCGCATTTGCACGAAGTCGAGGTCTTCGGAATAGCGTGCGGATGGATGCAGGACGAGTTTATGAAGCGCAGTGCCGCCGCGAAACAACATGTGCGCGGAAAATTCCGGCGAGCTGTAAAGCTCCACCAGCGCGCGGGCGATGATGAGGTCTTGCTCGACGTGCGCGGCGCTCGTCCACGGACTGTGCGCCCGCCATTCAGTGATGATGGCTCCGGGAATCATACTTCGCTTTGCGGATCGGCATTCACGACGACTTGCCAGCGCGCGTCCTTGCGCGCACCGAGCGCGGGACGCCGCGGATCGAGCCGCACTTTGTGCCGGGGCCGGGCGGCGAGCCAGTCGGCGAGCGGCTCCGCGAGTTGCGGATGACCCGCGCGCTCCAGCAGCCAGCCGAGCCGCTGCACTTGCGCGAGTTCGGATTCGGTCTGCGCGGCGGAGAGAACATTTTCCGGCGTTAGTTTTTCCGCTAGTTCGGCGAGCACCGTGAGCACCGCATCGAGTCCGCCGATGTGCGCCGCGAAGCGCACCAGGTCCAGCGCCGTCGCCGCCGGTGTCGAGACCGGAAGCATCCCCGTGTAGCCTTTCACCGATTCCGTCGGCGTCGCGCTCATCGCCGCGTGTCGGAAAAAGCGGATCGTCACCGTGGGCTGGCGCACGGGCCGTTCCGGCTTCGGCACCACGACATGATACTCCTGCGGCTGCTGATGCGCTGCGCCATGCAGCGCCGCGGCGCTGAGCACGCCGATGTAGTAGGGTAGATCGAGAAACTGCATCAGCTCGGCGATGAACCAATCCGTGGGAATCATCCCCGTGGCCGAATACTCGACCGGGATGATGGCGAAGAAGCCCCGCCGCAACATCCGCACGCGGCCCTTGCGCGCGAGTCGCTGGAGGCCCTTGGTGAGCGCCCCTTCAGAGAGCGCAAGTGCGGTCGCAACCTCGGTACGGGTGAACGCATATCGCCCGCGCCGCTGGAGCGATTCGACGAGATCAGAGATAGATGTGACGGCGTTCAATCGGAGTCAAAGATACAAAAAGTGGACGTAAAATGTCCATATATTTCCTTTTGGTGTCCATCTTCGGGCCATATCACCATACCACCTGCGGGTGGTGACTCTTATGCAGTGACCGAAATCGAAGGCCAATTTCGGGTGATAAACGAGCGGGTGGGTGCCGCGCGCGTTTCCGTAAATGGCGTGGGGTGATAGCAGGAATCCGGCTTGCCTTCACCTTTCGCGCCAAGCGCGGCCCGCTCCGTTCAATAGTGAAAAATAAGGCGATGCAAACGGATGGATTCCACGCGGCTGCCCGGACGAGGCAAGGGCATGAAACAGCCACAAACTGAATACGTCGGAACCTTCATCAAAGCCACGGGCGCAGCGCGCACGATGCGCTTCGTC